CAACAAGTAAATTCCATGAAACCAGATGTTCCATCGCTAATTACTTCTGCTTGAATAGGTAATGTTCCTGTCTGAGAATAAAGGCTTGTCAAAATATTGGCGTGGTGAAACTCATGAACTCGGTAAATTTTGCCGTTTACCACAAAACCAAATACTGCGGTTCCAGAGCCGAGCCATTGGTATTGCATGAACAGAATGTTTTGCTTAGACAAATCTAGGTTCACACCACTTGGATTTGTTAAGTAATCACCAGAGCCGTTCATTTTATCAATGTTCCAGTCTGACTGAGGAACAATGTTATCAACCACCGAACCAGATATTGATGATCTTATGACAACCTCTGTGACACCGTTTCTTGATTGCAAAAAGAACCCGTTTCTATCATCGAATAGGCCAATTCTTTTGGTGATACCATTCGTTCCACCTTGGAAGTTGAATGAAGTCGTCAAGGCATTAGTAAATGCAGGCGAATAAGGAAAATAATTTCTTGATCGAAACTTGGCCCGAGACCCTATTGTTGATGTAACGGTTAAATTTGCAGAAGCTCTATTAGAATTGTGGGTTATTGTTGCACCCAAATCTAGTTTCTGAATAAAGACTTTTGTTTGTAATGAATATTGAAATGAAGCATCAAACAAAAGATGGGGTGGTGCTACCTTTAGACGACCAAAAGAATCATCAACCCCTAATGTCATTGGTATTGGGTCGTAAATTCCTTGTTCAATCTTGGTTGCAACCCTAGAGAGATTACCAGTTAAGGTCGATCGAAACTTATCATACTCTCGTTCTTGAATGTTTGATTGCATCATCACCGCCCATGGTGATCTTATTATTCACAAGTAGTGATTAAAAGTCACTCTTTTGCCTGTCTTAACTTTTCAGAGACAACCATTGAGTCAAGGTCGTTAAAAAACCAAGCAAAATGCTCTTCCCCATCAAAACCAAGGGAGAGGTATTTAACCTCTCCCCCAAGTTCTTGCTGTAATTTTAAGAGTTCAAATCTTAGTTCCTCTTTTGTTTTCGCAGAACGAAAATCAGGAGAAACAATTGATGACCTTGATCTCATTATACTCCGTCGTTGTAACCGATAATAAGAGCAGATTTTCCTGCAGCAGCAGTTCCTTGAGCAATTTGGAGTGCTTTGACACCATACAATTGATCTAGGGTTCTAATCATTGCCCCTGCGCCATATTGAACAGCTTTTTGCTCATCGTAAGCAGGTGCTTTTTGTAGAGCAAATGCTAAACCATCTCTTTCTGCCATGAAAAATTCATCATCAGTAAGGATAGGAGCTTCAACTACTGGAACACCATAAACTGAACCGATAGTTCCAGTTGGGATTACAGCGTTTCCGTAGATTTGAGCTTGAGTAAATTCTGAAATTTTTAACATTGCAGTTCTTTGAGTAGGTGAAATGAAAAGAGCCACTTGGTCTTTTCTTGCAAAGTTTTTGCTAAGGTATTCGATCATTTCAAGAACTAGGTCTCTAGTGATGTCGCCTGTTGCAGAAACTTCTGTTCTTGCAAGCATAGCAGCATCAACAAGGTCTCTGTCAAATTGACGACCATGAGCACTAGCAGCTAAACGAACTGTCTCAAGTTCCCAATTAAGAGTCGACTGAATTTCATCAGAAGGGTCAATAACCCAAAGGACTTGTTTGTTTTTATTAAGGTCTAAAGTGTCAACCGAAGCTGTTACAACTTGCTCAGTACCTGCAGACCCAGAAGACCTGTCAAGAACAGAGAAAGAAGACAATTTAGGGAATGAAACAGATTTTACTCCTTTAACTGCAAAAGAAGACTTGTCAGAGAAAAATCCAGCTAGCTGAGCCTGAGCTTTAAGTTCTCTTTGTGCCATCTCAACAATTAAATCCATCTTTGTTGGTGCCATCTGCGTATTTGCTATAAGTGCCATTTGTTACCCCTTCTTTTGCCCAAATAATTCATGGGCCATATTAATTAAGTCTTTAGTTTCTAGTGATCGCCAATCTTTACCTGTCTCGAAAGAAAAAGAAGGTTTTTTTGTCATCACTGTGGTTACTTCTGGCTTCGCTATATAATGTGGTTTTGCTTTTAAAACAGTTTCCACATATTCTTTTACGCAGTCTTCACTCACAGTTAATTCGTCGTGATCTATCCCTCTTTTTAAAATTTCAAAATACTGGGGCTGATTTAAGACATCATCAACATCAACAACATTAGTGGCATACTTTGAAACTGCTTGCCTAATTCTGCTTTGAAGAATTTCTTGTTTAAGTTTTTTTGTCTCATTAGAAAGTTTTTCTGCTTTTTTTCTTTCAAGCTCAAGAACTTTTGAAACATCTTTTTCCTTAGAAAGAAGTTGTTCTTCTCTTTCAGCTTCTAGTCTTTTTGTTTCAGCCTCTAGTTGCTTTGCCCGTTCTTTATTCTTTCTTGATTCTTCCAGTAATCTTGCGTTTGTTTGCTCCATTTTTTTTAGAGTTTCTTCAAGGTTAACTGGTTTTTCCCCTTCGGGATTGGTATTCAGAACTTCTTCTGACATTTGACTCTCCTATCCATTGTAGTTTTAACACCATGTTAAAATCAATTATTTTTTACGTACAGCACTTTTAAGGGCCTTAATGATAATTTGAGTAATTCGCTTGTTAAAATCAGAACCTCTTACAGTTGGGAGTAATCTTCTTTTTGGTAATCTCCCTTTGCCCTCGTGATGCCAAAATGCTTTTTTATCATCGAATTGCAAAAATAACCTGCTCGCTTTTTGTACATATCTAAGTGTTCCAAGCATTTCGCCAGTTAAAAACATAGAAACTGGTGAAGGTCTTTTATTGGATCCCAAATAACCTTTTTTAATTGCTGTGCGATATGAGTCAGAATACCTTTGAAATCTGCCTTCCCCGTCTACTGGAGAAATCCCTTTTCTGATTGTGTCTTGAATTGTTCTAAGCAATTCATAACCTATTTGTCCTGTTGAAATTTCTTTCCTAAAGTTAAATTTAACTCTTTCCGTAATTTTTTTAAAAGATTTTAAATTACTTTTAACTTTCACGGGCATCTAAGAACTCCTGTATAAGGTTTTTAATCCCGTCCATTATTTCATCGTCAAAAGTCTCGCCTTGAATTGGTATTATTTTTCTTTGAGGCGTAACACCTTCAAGCCAAGGGTGACCTTCCATTCCGGTTGTATGGCCGTAGGCTTTTGCTGCTTGGAGTTTATCAAAAAATCCAATTTGAAGCTCATAATTTCTTGGCTTTGTTTTAAAGTCCAAAGCGTCAAGCATATCACCTTCATACTGTAGGTCAGAATATTGATGACCAACTTTTTTAGCATAATCTGGCGATAAATTCTTAAACCTATCCCCATTAACAGGCGATTTTTTATCCCCAATATAATCAAGCATTGTGAATTTTAAATACTCTCCAATTTCGTCTAATAGGTCTTGTCTTTCAACCATAGGGATATTTTCAACCCCTTCAAAATCATTTAGAAAAAGTGAATAATAAAATTTACTAGGTGCTGACATTAATCCTCTTCGTTTTCATCTTCTTCTGGCTGTTCGACTTCTGTTTCCGAGACATCTTCTTCTTCATCTTCTACTTCTTGGGTATTTTCCTTAGGACTTAAAAGATTTATTTGTTTCATTTTTAAATCTTGAATTTTTTGCCATTTTTCCATTGCTTGTTTTTCAGTAAGATTTGGATCTACAAGCATAAATTTTTCCCAAGGCAACAACAATCCAAGGGTTTCCATTTTTTCTATATTACCTAATTTCTCTGTTTCACTAATAAGCAACTTGGGCTTTTCGTAAATAACTCTAATTTCTTCTGATTTAAAAATGTCTCGTTTAATGAAGTTTTTATAAATCTCTTTAATGATTTTATAAATTTTTGTTTCAACACCTAAAAAAGTGTTTTGTTGGTTATTTTGAATGATGTCTTGGAACTCTGCACTTGCGAGTAATCTATCAAACCCAGACGAAAATTTCTCATTAGGTGAAATAAATTGGTTTGAATTAATTCCTTCCTCATCAAGAATTGCCTGCATGTGGGTCAGAATTGCTTCTTTGTGACCACTCATGTTTGGAGTTGGGGATATGTATTCGGCACTTGTTTCAGGAGAATCAGGATTTTCTGACTGAGGGAGTTTCATTCCAGTAAATAAACCATTGGTCACAGTTTCAATTGCTTGAGAACTAGGAAATTTTAAAACCAATGTCCCAATTTGGAGAGTTCCACTTGTGTAATACGTGGACATTTCTGCATTTAATTCAATTGTTTGAATATGAAGTGGGGAGTCTACTGGATAATCTTGGGAAAAGTCTTCTGGCACATAAACAAAAGGGAGTACCCCATAAGGGTTTATTCCCATCTCATTTCCTTCGATAATAATTCTATCAAAAGTTCTTGTGCCGTCTGATTTTTTTCTACCCTCATAAACAAGGTGCTGTTCTTTTGTCCATACGACATAAGTTTTTAACTCTCTACCTGCATCTTGAACTAATCCTGCAATTTGCGTATCAATACCATCAGTTTTAATTGCGTTAACCACTTGCTCATCTGGATAAGAAAGAATAACTGTTTTTAATTCTCCCATTTCATCGAGTTCAACATCAAACTCATATGGTGCTAAAGGGATAAACTTAAATCTCTCTTCAATTTCACTTCCGTCACGTTCATAAAAAACCGCCATGAGTGAATATTTATGTCGGTTAAATAAAACATCAAATTTTTTCATCGCCCTATTAAGATCGAATTTCTTAACAATTTCTTGATAAAGTCTTGTTTCGTTTTCATTTTCAAGAAATCTCTTTGGTGGCTCTTTATATGATCTAGATTTTTTATCAACAATCTTTTTAATTGCAGAATAATCTGAAACTTGAAACATTTCCCAAGTAGCTGGGTACATTTTCTTTAGTTTTTCCTGAACATAGAACCTGAGATTGCCTTCGTAGCATTGATAAGCATCATAGGTGTGCTTTTTTCTCATTACGTTTTCATTGAGTTCTATCTCTGCTAGAAGTGTTTTTACTTGTTCATCTGTAATCATATAGTTCCTATGTTAATTTAATTGAAGTAGGTGCCCTATAAACAATATTATCAACTGCCCAACACCAATAGCCAAGAGCGTCCGAAATATGAGTTAGATTCGGCTCTGATCTTTTATCTAAGTCGTTACCGTCCCAAACAACACGTTCTAAATCCATAATAAGCCTTTTACATTTTGGGTCAATGATGATTCTCCCGTCACGAAGCAATCTGTTAATGTTGTTGATTCGATCTTTTACAAAAGGGTTTCTGGTTTCTTTAACAATAAAACCGTCATCTTTCAGAATTTGGTGGTCTGATCTTCCTGAAGTTTTTCTATTTTTACCAGTTGAGTCAGGGTAAATCCAAGCCGATTTATAACCCCTTTTAATTAATTCATTACTCATTTTATATGTGTCAGAGTTTTCTAAATAAACCTCGTCAATGACATAGAACGTATTATTCTGATAATAACCGACCACGGCAGTCATTGGGTTCACGTTAAAATCCATACCGACCATTATGGTTCCACTAGAATATTTCTTATCAAATGTATGAACATTAATTTCTCTTTGAAATGAATGATATGCTTGACCCTCATCTGAATCAAGAAACTCACCATCTCTAAATCGCTTGGCTTCATTTTCTGAAAGATTATCTAGAATCTCTGTTATGTAGTCCTGATCTATATTTTCCAAGTTATCTTTAGGGTTCATTAAGATTGCCCCGTAGTTTTCTTTCTTGATTGGCTCAAGAGTGTCAGGGTGAAGACCCTTAATGAATAACCAATAAGACCAATGTTTTTTGGTTGGTGGGTTCTCGTCGAAATAGGCTTTCTTTCTTAGGTCATTCTTTTCTGCAAGTCTGGTGAGTGCCATCTCGATTGACCTGTATGGAATCTGGGAACATTCGTTGAAGTATATTGTGGAGTATTCCTTACCTAGAATTTTCTCGACTCTCTCGGCATCGTCAAGACCGCCTATCCAAATCTCGGAACCATTGGGAAACAAGATGTAATAATCAGATGCTTTAAATTCGACCTTTAAATTAGGAAAACAAATTCTTAATACCTTCGGGAGAGTGTCGAGCCAAATAGATGTTTTAGCGTGATTAAATTTAAGTCTTAAAATAATGTGTCTTGATTTGACCTTAGATGCACGAACACATAAAGCATAGACAGCGATAAAAGTTTTGCCTGATCTTGATTCAAGAACCGCCAAACAACATAGAGTAACGAACCTCTTTGTTGGATAGCAGTTTTATAGCCTCCTTTTGTTTTAAGGTTTTTTTAAAAGCCACTTCCAAGTTTTCCCTCTTTTAATGTCTTTACATATATTTAAAGAAATTCCATATTTTTTTGATATTTCAGATGACCCAAACCCTGCTTGGTGCATTGTCTTAATAGTTAATGCCTGCATTGAATCTATTTTAGACGAGGAATTATTCTCTCCAACTAGACTAACAGATAGCCCAGTCTTAAATGCATGAAGCACATTTTCTGATCTGTTACACCACTCAAGATTTGAGACAGAATTATTGCCCTTGTTACCATCAATATGATTAACTTCATTTTTACCAATTCTCTTCTCAAGAAAAGCATCTGCAACAAGTCTATGAACACTTTTTGTGCAGTTTTTACCGTTTATTGTTACCCCTACTTTATGGTAACCATTCCAAATTGCCTGCCTTAAAATTCTTTCACCTATTAAATGGGGTCTTCCGTTTGATCTGATCACAACTCTTTTCTTTGATCTGACTTTTCCAAAAGAACTGACCTCATAATCTTTAAAAACTTCTCTCCATTCTTCTAAGTTACTCATAACTCTGAATCATCTTTATCTATGTTGATTTGAATTTTTGAATCAAGTGTTGTTTCTTGCTTATCCGATTGTCCTAGATATTGCTTACCAAGCCACAAAAGCATTGTAGTATTACCACCCATTGCCTGCTCATATTGCTTGCGTCTTAGGCTCATTTTACCATTAACTGCTTTCTGATCGTAGTAGGACGCAAAACTTATTCCAAATTCTTCTTGGCATCGCCTCTCTATTGTGTCCTCTGACACTTCAAACCAGTCTGCAATCTCTTTTCTGGTCGCATGAATAGCACATAGTTTATCTAATTCATTCCAATTTAATTCTTTTCGTGGACGTGCCATTATTCACCACGCTCTTGCTTAAGTTCTTCGTATGTTTGACCAGATAGTTCTAGCGTTGCCTTTTTCCCAGTGTAGTTTTGCCATCGATTAATGATAACATCGCAGTATTTTTCATCTAATTCCATTCCGAAGCATTTTCGATTGGTTTTTTCGCAAGCGATAAGTGTCGATCCAGAACCAAGAAACAAATCTAATATTAGTTGATCTTTTCCAGAAGAAAACTCTATTAATGGCTCAATAAGCTCTAATGGTTTTTGTGTTGGATGCGACCCATCTGACTTTTTGATAACTTCTCGACATGAAAGAAAGTGGCCATTTTGTGGAAAATTAACAATTCTTTTTGATCCCCTAGTTCCATAAACACAAAGCTCCGTATTCCAAGTAGGATGTCTTTTACTCAAACTCGGCATCGGATTTGGTTTTGACCAAACAAGATAGCCGGTAAAATCACAAAAATCTTTCAAAGTTTCAATAATTCGATTGAATAAATAGTGACTTGTCCAAATATAGTAAGTTGCAGAATCTTTGGAAAAAGTAACAGCATTTATGATTGGCGGCTCTATTTCAAATCCCTTATCCCATTCAGCATTTTTAAGATCATTCATGCTTTTTGAAACATCTGCAGCAAAATTAACTGAATCACTAGCTACATTATAAGGAGGATCAGTAAAAACCATATCCGATTTCTCACCATTCATCAGCTTCTCAACATCATCAATCATAGTTGAGTCACCGCACATAACCCTGTGTTGAGATCTTAAAATTAATTTAGCCACAAACTACTTCCCTTTTTTGAATTACATGAAAAGCATAGACATTGAAGGTTCAAAATATCATCCGATCCTCCAAAAGATATTGGTACTATATGGTCAACACTTAGTTTATTGAAAGAACCGCAGCTTTTACACCCGTTGCGTGACTCATTTATCCACCAACTTTTTAATCGCCCCTGTGTTTTTCTGACATAAATACTGTCTCGCCTTTTCTTTGCGGAATACGCTTCTGGGCTTGATTTTAAATGCTTTATTGATCTTTTTACTGCTAATGCTTTAGCTCTCGGATTCTTTCTATAGTCTGACTCATTTCTTTTTCTTTTCTCGGAGGACATCCATTTTTTATTTGAAATTTTCCATGACTCAGTTTTTTTGTGTTTTGCCAGTACAATCTTTCTTGATTCTTTTTTACATTCTAGTGAGCATAGCTTTTGATTAAAGTGCTTCGATTCAAAATCAATGTTGCAAACATTACAAATCACAAGCACACTCCAACTTTTCTCTATCAACCTTGTCTATTTCATACCTTTTTTTACATTTCTCGCACTCATAATAAGCACCAAGCAACCAAATATCACCTCGTCTTGTTATCGGGTGAACAACCTCTGGCACATCGTCCTCATCGGATTGTGGCTCAAACTTTTCAACTGGATCAATTACAAAATCTTTTATACCTAATAAGTCCAAATCAAAATCTGGCCCTAGATCAAGCATTTCATTGTTGACCATGCTCAAATCTAGTTCTGCCCATGATGCAATGGCATTATCACTTGTTAGATAGGCGTACTCCTGAGCTTCATTTTCAAAATCTTGATACATTACAGGAACAGTCTTCATTCCAAGTTGTTTTGATGCCTCAATTCTTCCATGTCCTGCAACAACAAATCCTGTTCGCTTAGAAACTACAATTGGATTTCTGAAACCTTGAAACTTTATCAGTTTTGCAAGTCTCTCAATCTGCTCTTTAGGGTGAACGTTATTATTCTTAGGATTGTAAACGAGTGATTCAATCTCAACTTCTGAGATTTCTTTAGATTTAATTTCCATGTTCCCTCAAAGTTCTTTGATGGTTCGAGTTAAGTTCTTAACCCAATTTAATTAAATTATTCTTTAACTAACTTGTAAATGTTTTAAATTAATTCAGAAGTAGTTTGTTAGTTTGTAGTTATTAAGTCAACATTCTTCACTTAAGAAAGGTTTAAATGATCTAAGAATTATTCTTTATCTTAGTTAAGAAGTTCTGTTTAAGTAATCCTAAAGAGATTGCCTTTAGGTGAATAGGGCATAGAAAGGGAATTAAGATGGTTGAAACTCAATTAAAATTAATAATTGGTTTAACTATCATTCCCTCAATTCCTATTATAAACCTAAGACAGTTTGCCTTTTGGAGCCATAGTGCATGAGCCTGCTTCATATTCTTATCCCCAACCATGTACGACCTTCTATTTGGCAAGGCGAACGGAGAAACAGGAATCCCGTAGGGTCGTGGTGAGATTATTAAATTATTTATCTGATTTTTTAAATATAATTTTTACTAATGATCTATCTAATTTTTAGATAGTTAATTATTACAATTAATTACCACCCATTTCTTTCTGAACTTTTCATGATAACTGATTTTGACGATTGCTTTCTGGTATGGTGTTTCATCTTTGGTTATAAAGCTCAATTCGATTAATGTGAAGTGGAGCTTATCTTGCATCTTTTCAAGTCGTCTTCTTTCCTCAAGGTCTGGATAATAGAATGTGTTTAAGAAAATTACTTGTGCCATACAACCTCTTGAAAACTTTATCATATTTTTAAATTATATTTTGAAATCATTTTGATAGTTGACCTTTTGAGGTTGATTTGATTTAAACATTTCGTGACCTGCACATCACTTAAATTCACAACCGCCTTTTGGGCGTTACTCATCAACCGAATTGATCTTTGCAGGACACCTTTTCGGTTGGTGGGTTTTTTCTTTGGAGGAACCATGAACTTGCTAAACATGGAGCTTGAACTTAAAGCCTTGCTCGAATCAGATGACTTCTCTTTAGAGCAAGTCGATTTACTAAACCACTTGATCACTCAAAAGACTGATTCAATGGTTGAGTTTCGACAATCACTTGAGAATCATGTTCTTTTGCTTGAGGGTTATCTCGATGAAATCAAATCTAGGAAAGCCCAGATAGAAAAGAAAATAGACCAAATTGATGATTACGTTTTAACTGTTATGCGGATCAATGAACGAGAGGAATTTGTTGGTAATCTAACAAAGATCAAGAAACGCAAACCAAGCCTTTCGGTTGAGGTGTTTGATGAGACTTTAATCCCAATTGAATTTATCAAGGTTCCAGAGCCTAAGCCAACCATCATGAAATCAGAACTTGCCAAGGTTTTAAAACAGGGCGAGGTCATTGAGGGTGCAAG